GAAGTTCTTGGTCACGGTTCCACCGACGGTGTCGGCGAACGAGGCCGTCTGACTCGAACTCGTGAAGTTGGTGCCAGCGATACAGGTGCCGTTCTGGGCGCCCGTCGCTGTCGCCACTGTCACCGAGGCGGCCCCGATCGTGCTCCCGTTCCTGGTGACCACGCAGGCCACCGTCCCCGCCCCATTGGTGGAGGCCGGTGAACAGGTCATCGTGAAGGTGGCTGGCTGGCTGTGGGCGATCGTGATCACCTGCGCCGTGATGTTGCCGAGTGTCGCTCCGCCACTGGGGCTCGTGATCACCAGCTTGACCTGGCAGGTGGCACCGTTTCCCGGGTCGAGCACCGGGAAGGTCGCATGGTTGACGGTCGCCTGATCGGTGTCGACCCAGGTTGGTGAGCCGCCGGTCACTGAGTTGGTGTAGTCCGTCCCGGCAACACAGGGAGTCAGGAGGCCACTCGTCGAGAGCCCGACCGTGGCGCCGACTGCGCCCGCGGAGCCGTTCTGGCGGGTGATGTTCGAGCTATAGGTGCCGGCGCCATTGATCGCGCCCGTCGAGGAATCGAACTGGATCGTGCCGTGGCCCGCGGTGCTGTGCTGGATGGCGCCGACGTAGACGAAGTCCTTGCTCGGGACGGTGACCGTGATCGCTGTGCAGGTACCAGAGGTGCAGAGCGCCGTCCCCTGGGCCTGGACCGAGCTGTTCTCGATCTGGTAATCGTTCGCTACTCCAGTGAGACCCGCGTCCGTGACCGAGAGCGGCACGTTGGCGGAGGCGCCCGTCAGGTTCCCGATGATGATGAGACCCTTCTGCTGGGTCGTGTTCGAGTAGTAGCTGACCGGGAAGGACGCGACCGGGAAGTTGGTGAGGTCGCTGGACACGGCTGCCGTCGAGGCCGCGTCCGAGTACTGGTGGAAGGTCCCGTACTGGACGTTGTAGGCGTCGCGCACAAGCTGGACGGCGTGCCAGTCGGTCGTGTCGTAGTTGTTCCCGGGCCAGACGATCGCGTTGTGGATCAGGGCCAACGTGGCGAAGTTCCTGGACTTGGCCGTGAAAGGCGGCGAGCAGGCGCCGTTGTTGGTCGAGAAGAAGGGCAGGCCCATAATCGGGACGCCCTGGCCGGTCGAGTCGTAGATCGCGCGCGCCTCGGCGAGCGGGACCTGAGCGATGTAGTCCTCGGTGCAGAGCGACAGGCGCGGACGCCACTGCTCACCCTCGATCCACGCCCGGCAGTAGCCCACCGCGGTCGCCACGGCGTTGTTCGAGGTGTGACACATGAGCAGACCCTTGCGGCCGTAGGTCTGATAGAGGTTCCGCACGTTGGCGGTCCAGGCGCGCTCCGCCTGCATGTCGATCGAGCCGTGCATGATGCCATTCGAGTCGGTCCAGCCCGCCGGGGTCGCCGCGTTGGTCGAGTCGAAGGGAGACGCCTGATCGAAGTAGATGCCCTGCATCGGCAGGTTCACGAGCGCCTGATTGAGATGGCTGAAGACGCGGTTCTGGAAGACCACGCTGCGGAGCGAGTTGGTGGCGCCGACGTAGGGATTGGTCGGGGAGTTGGGCGTGCAAGAGGCCGTCGAGATGAAGCTCGTGTCGTAGGGCGTGACGCAGGTGGTCGTGAACCTGTAGTTCGGAGTGACCTCGGAGAGCGACTGCTGGCCGACGTAGCCGATGTCGAAGCTGCTATAGACGTGCGCCGAGAAGTAGGGGATCAGGTCGATGCCCGCGCCCGCGAAGATCGAGAGCTGATCCTTCGAGCCTTGGAGTCCCCCGTTGGTGGAAGGCGAGTGGGTCGAGGCCGCGTTGAAGATCGCCTGATCCGCGCTCGGGACGTTGGTCCCCGCGTCGCTGCCCTGGACGAAGGGGAGATCCGTCCCCGTGAACATCTCGCCCCGGTACATGTGGAGCGAGGCGTAGGTCCCCTCGCTCGTCGAGTAGTCCCCGGACGCCCGCAGATCGTGGAGATCCGTCCCAAGGCTCTGGCGGATCGGGGTCGCCAGCTCTTGGAAGGCGAGGCCGCGCACCTGACCACTCGTGAGCGTCGTCGGCTTGCCGATCAAGTTCTGGGTGATGACGCCGCCCGAGACGGTGGTCACCGGGGCGGTGGTCGACCAGTTCCAGCCAGTCGCATCGTCAGCCGTCCACCAGAAGGAGCGGATCCCATCCGAGAGCACGATCGCGTGCAAGAAGGCGCCGCTATAGCTGGTCGTCCCAGGGGTGATCACCTCCTGCTGGCAGCGGAAGCGTGAGGGGGCACCCGAGCACGTTGAGCCCATCTCCCAGTAGCGGAGCGTCTCGTAGCTCGTGGTCGTGACCGGCATCGCGTGGACGAGCGTATTGATCTGCGTGTTGGAGTTCGCAGTCAACTTCATCTGGATGCCGAGGACGCCGTCGTAGTCGAGGCGCTCGGTCAGGGTCACCGTGAGGGCGTTCGAGAGCGCGTTCCCGGTGGCGACGATGACGGCGTGGTCGCTCGCGAACTCGGTCACCGTGACGGTCGAAGCGGTGATCGCGGTCCCGTTGAGGGTCAACGTCTGGGCACCGACGAGCTGGCTCGAAGTCGGATTGCTGTCGATCTCGCTCGGGAAGAAGCTCGTGGCAGTCCAACAGTACTTGCGGACGCCCAGGGTGAAGCAGGGGCCGGCGCTCTGGGTGATCGTGTCGAAGCCCGGCACCATGACCGCCGCCGGGGTCGTCGGCAGCGTGACAGTCGGGACGGGCGTCGCCGTCGGGACGCTCGGGATGGAGGGGCCAAGCGAGGCCGAGACGAGGAAGAGCGCCGCGAAGACGAGCGCGAGTTTAGAAGCCCGGACCAAGTTGGGCGCCTCCCGGCGTGCAGCCCGGACCGAGGCAGGGCGTCAGTCCACCAGCGCCACCCGTGCCACTCGCCGAGTTCTGGACCGCCAGCATGTTGAAGCTGCTGAAGTTGGTCGCCTGCGTGATCGCGCCGTCACCGAGGAGCAGGAAGGACCAGCCGATCGAGCCGAGCCCGAGCTGCTCGGGGAGCGCCGCGCCCGTCGGATCCAGCGAGTCGGAGGTGCCCACGAAGGCACGCAGGTGGGTCTTCCCGGCGGTGATCGGCCCGGCTTGCTTGGTGGTGAAGTTCGGGTCCGTCGAGCCCACCCCTGCGGCGGCGGCGCCGAAGGCGGTCGCCAGCGGGCTACTCGTCTCGATCAGCGAGTCGAAGATGTCCGTCCCATTGAGCGAGGTGGTCGCCGTGTTGGCGCCAACCGCCGGGTACTTGAAGAGCGAGTGCGTGATCAGGCTGGTCGCCAGGAGCGACGACGAGCCCAGATTGGTCAGGATGTTCGAGCCGGCGTTCTGCGCGTAGAAGACGCAGTGGTCCGAGCCGAAGGTGTCGATCGAGTCGTTGCCCGAGGAGGTGATCCCGTAGCCGGTCCCGAGCTTGAAGGCGCCCTCGATCAGCATCACCGAGTTCCCACACTTCCACTGGTGACTCGATTGGTTCGAGTTCTGGACCGAGAGGAAGGTGTAGTTCTGGAGGCTGGCGCCCGGGTTGTCGATGAAGGTGTGATAGATCTGGTTGGCAAAGCCGATCTGGCTCGCTGTGTTCGCCGTCGCCTCGTTGCCGTAGATCACGTCGCCGTCGAGCGTGCCCACCATGTCGAACGAACGCTGGGTAGCGGTCCCGTTGGTGCCGTAGAGCCCGATCAGGCTATCGGTGAGCGTGTTCGGCAGGCTGTCGACGATCCCGACGGGAAGGGTGCCGATCGAGTCGTTGATCGAGAAGTTGCGGATCGCCGTGACCGTATTGTTGAGGCCCGCGCTGCCACCCGTGACGATCCTGGCGTAGCTGCTGCCGAGCGTCAGGCTGTTCATCACCTGCTCTTCGCAGCCGATCATGATCACGTCTTGGATGTTCTCGGCACCGGCGTTGACGATGATGCTCTTCTTGCCGCTGACGGTCGCATCCACGTCGGTGGCTTCCATACACTTCTGGCTGTTGCCAAGAGCCGTTGTGCCGCCCCCTGCGATGTTCTCGTAGATCAGGATGTGAGACCAAGAGTCGCTGGCCTTCGGCAAGCCGGCGCCCTGGTTCAGCTTCACGGAGGCCAAGCCCGCGTCGGTCATGCGCTCGATGCGCGTGCGCGTCAGCGTGAAGTTGACGGCCGAATCGTTGACGAAGCCGTGCTCGCCTGCCTGGACGTTGCCATCGTCGCTCATGGCATCGTGGATATACAAGCCGTCGAACTTGAAGTTCGTGGCGTCGAGGGCGGCCCCGTAGCGGATCACCGAGTAGTTGGTGAGCGAGCCTTCGAGGCCGAGCGCGTCCGTGTCGGTCGAGAGCCCGCCTTGGGTGAAGCCGGCGATGTCGCTGTCCACAAGGTAGACAGAAGTGGGCTGCACCGTGGCGCTCGACCGCACGAAGCCGAACGAGTAGTTGCGGCTGACGGCCGTTTGGATGCCGCCGTCGAGGACCGAGGTATTGGCCGTGGCGCCGAAGTTGATGAAGCGAGCCCAGCGAGCGGTGAAGGTGCCGCCCGAGACCGAGATGAAGCCGGTCGGCGTGCCGCTTGAGCAGACGAGGTCCGAGCCGCCAACGCAGCCGTCGATCGTCGCCGGGCGCACGATCTGGACCATGTCGCCGCGGCGGGCACCAGGGGTAATGATGAAGGAGCCCGACCCGCAGCCGGTCATGTCCCCCTGGACCCAGACCGTGTCGTCGACCCCCGCGCCGCCATCCGTCGAGTAGATGATCTTCCAAGAGGTCCCCGCGCAGGTATTGGCCGCGCGGCTATCGTTCGTGCCAGAGGCTTCGGGGAACACAATGTATTGTCCCCCGAGGTCGGATTTCACCGAGACGATGCCCGTCGCATCAGCCGTACCGCTGGCGGCGGAGTTCTCCTGGGTCGCTGCAATCACGACCTTGGTCGCGAAGCCGAGCCGCTGGAAGGTGAAGCTGGAGCAGACGGTGGCGCCGAGGGTCGTACCCGTGCCACCGGCGCAGTGGGTCGAGGTGAGGCTCGGGCCAGCGATGGCGTGGGTCGTCCAGCCGGCCTTCAGGTTGCCCGCATAGCAAGAACCTGAGTTGGTCGCGTTGCACTTGCCGCTGTACTGGTTGATCGTGTAGCTGAGCGTCTGCGGGCTCGTGAGGCTGGCGATCGGGTACCACGCCAGCTCGTTGTAGGCCGCGCGCACGACGCCACTCGCCGGCCGACCGGGCCCCGTCCAGACTGCCGCCTTCTTGACGTTGCCGATTGCGATCGGCGTCCCGGGAGCGCCGTCCTCGCTCATGAAGCGGATATAGTCCTGTGGGGCCGATGCCGAGAAGTTCGAGGCGGTCGGGCAGTCGAGGATCACGGAGTTCGAGGTGCCCGCAGTCGCCCAGGTGGGCTCGTTGATGATCTGGCAGGTGGCAAGGACCGAGCCCTGGGCGTAGAAGCCGCCGAGCTGCCAGTCGATCGAGACGCCGAACTGGAGACGCGTCCCCGCCGAGATGAAGAGGTTGCCGCCCTTGCCCTGGATCTTCCCGGTCGTGATGACGATGTCACCCGAGGTGCGGACCGTCGAGCCGGGGCCGATGACGAAGGTATCGGCGCCGTTCGGCGTGCAGCTACTCGTGTTGATCCAGGGGGTCGAGAGCGTGCCGACCGCGCTCCAGATCGCCTCACCAGCAGGCGCCGTGCAGGTGCCCGCCTTGGCCCCGAGCGGTGCCAGCAGGATCGCCAGCACCAAGATCCACTTCCGCAGCATCTAGTTCCCCCTGAATTCGAGGGAGCAGTCGGAGCAACTGGAACTCGGATGGAACCGATAGCGGCCGGGGCCCGCCGTCAGGACCGTGCTCGGCGGCTGCGAGGGATCCATCTGGGTGTAGCCCGAGGCCGAGCCCGTGAAGAGATCCGTGCAGTTGGAGGACGGCGGCGAGGCTGCGACACAGGCTCCGTAGACGTTCAACTTGACCGTCCCGGGTGGTGAGCCGATCGAGCCTCGCCAGAAAGCCGTCGCCACGTTCCCGAGCACGATGATGTCGGGCGAGTCCACCCCATCCGTCGGGCACCAGTAGAACGACTCGCCCTTCCCGTAGCCATGGATCGTGATCACGCCCGTCAACTGGTTCGCCGTGGTGCAAGTCGGGTCCTTGTACCAATGCGCTCCATCCGCCCCGGCTGCTGCCGGGAAGGCGACGAGCAGTACGAGGAGCAGCCACTTCATTGGGTTAGGTCCCCGAGCTGAGGAAGTTCGTGTTGAAGACCGTGCGGGAGCGATCCACCGCAACCCAGAAGTAGTCGACCGCGGCGACCGGGTGTAGGCTCGCCCCGTTTACCATCCCGATGAAGGGAGTCATCGCCACGTTCGGGACGACGCCGTTGGTCGCATCCTGGAGGACTCCCACCATCGCGCCATCGACGTAGACCTCGATCCACTGGGTCGCGGTCGCGCTCGTGACATCATCCGTGCGCCCACGCATCCCGACGCGGATTGGAGTGTTGTTGGCGAGAGCCGGGAGGGCCCCCGCGTTCGTCGGAAGCTGGATGTGGTTCTGGAAGGTCTGGGTCGTGATCTCGTTCTTCACCGAGACGCTCGTCCCGCGGCAGGCTCCCGCGATCAGCGCCGTGGTGTTGGTCGCCGTACGGAAGTACATCGAATTGCCATTCTGGTAGGCCCCCGCGGTCGAGAGCCGGGTCGAGCCATTGGTGTTGAGCGCCGTCCCCATGCCGATGATGAAGGCGCCCGCCTTGAAGTCAGTGGCCCCACCGGCCTGCCCATAATTCGAGAGCAGGAAACGCGCTTCCCAGGCCCAGGTCAGGTTGTTGAGGCCCTGGAGAGCGGCAGTCGAACCTGAAGCGTCGATCATGCCGGTGCCCTGGGAGGCGGCTCCAGGATCCAAGGAGTACTCGATGCCAGTCGAGGCCGCGGTTCCCGGGTCGAAAGCCAACCAGCCACCAGAGAGCCCGAGACCGATGATCGTCGAGAAGCCTATGATCGAGCCGGTGCCGGCAGTGGCGGTCAGAACCGAAGGCGAGGTCGGCGATCCGATATTGCTGGTAGTCCAGCCCATCGAGCCGAGGGCGGTCGTGACATCGCCCATGAAGTCGCACTTCCACTGGGCGGTGTCACGGAAACCCTGGATACCGATGTCGAAGTTCTTGAGCATTCCGCCCGCGGCACGTCGATCTCCAAGAAGCGGTCCCTTGAAGTGCGTGCCACGAGCGTGATACTTGATCGAACTCATTCGAGAATCTCCTGGGTGCCCCCTCCATGGGGTGCCCTATTGGGTGCCGCTCGGAGATCGCGATCCAGACTATGCGCCTGGCGAGCCGTACCATCCCTCCCACTTCCAGAAGCCGGTCGAGGCTCGGTAGTGGACGGTGGTCTTCATGTCCTTCGTGTCGAAGTCGGTGCCGGTCTGCCGCTGCATCCGCTTCCTCATGAAGAACCGCACGTCGTTGTACGTGCTGTCGAACAGGAAGAAGGCGTCGGCGTCGGTCAGGTACGGCGTGCTGATGATCTTCGTGCCGCTGTAGTCCGCGAACAGGGTGTTCACGTCGTTATCGGCCGAACCGGGCTGGTACTGAGAGTTGAAGAGCCGGACCGACTCCCAGTGGTTGCTCGGGTGGATGATCAGCATCTCGGGCTTGAACGGGATGTAGCGGCCCTGCTCATCCGTCATCAGCCCGGCCTGGGTCAGCAGGGCTTCGATCGCCTCGTGGGTCAGGTCCGCAGAGGGGCTCAGCTGATTCGAGCGCGTACCGGACGCCTTCAGGGTCGTGTGGGCCGTGTTGACGAGCGACTTGCCGTCGAGTCCCGTGAAGTTCGAGCCGGTCGTGGCGTCGTTGAGCACGCCATGGCCGAGCCGATCTTGGTGGTCGAGACCCGCATCCAGGAGGTCGTCGCCCATCTGGGCGACCACATCCCAGCGGTCGTCGTCTCGCATCTCCTCGGTGACGCGGTAGCCCTCGCCATACGTGAGGTGCGAGATGCGGGTCCTGTTGCCCTGCACCGGGTCGTCGTAGCCGATCGGCGTCCCCTCAGGCTTGAGCGCGAGGGTGAAGAGACCTGAGACTTCCCAGGCTTCCTCGAACGCACGGACGGAGTCGGTGACCTTGCAGAACTTCGGGTAGATCAGCTTGAGACGCCGATCCTTGTAGCGGTTCAGGAACCGCTCGGTGGCCCACTCTTCGAGGGCCTCCGGTGTCATCGTGGTGAAGTGCGCCATTGGTTCCTGCTCCTACGCCGACGCCGCGGTGTTGACGGTCCACTGACTCTGCACCGTCTCGACGACGACGTAGACGCCCGTGCCACCCGTCGAGGCGACGTAGCCGTCGGAGGTCGGGTCGGAGACCGACTTGCGGTTCTTGTCGAGCACGTCGTAGATCTTGAACGCGGCTGTGGTCGCCACGTTGTCGACCCCGAAGACGCTCGACACGAGCACGATCGACACGGTGTTGCCGATCTTGGCGCGTGTGGGCACGACCACCGCCGCCGACTCGTAGTAGTTCGGCGTGATGAATCGGGTCCCGAAGCGGGCTACCCAGATCGGGAACGGGTCGTACTGCGCGAAATCCACACCCGTTCGCGGATTGCGCTTCACGGTGACGCCGTTCCGCTTGTAGGGGAACGGAGCCGCCGCGATGCCGCCGAACTTGACGATCGACGGCGCGGTGCCAGACGTGATCACCTGGCCTGAGCTATTGACGTAGACCGGCTCGCCCCCGTAGATCTGGGTCGAAAGCGCGCCGCAGGTGAACCACTCCATGTCCGGCTTCTGGCTGCCATCAGCCGTCCAGGGCATGAAGTCTCGTGCGCCTGTGGAGGACACAGGGAATCTCCTTCTGGTAGGAAGGTCCTAGAAGGAGATGTGTGGGATCGGAGGGGTTACTCCGAGATCATCTTCTCCGTTCGAGAGATGCCATGCTCGGAGGTCTGGTAGCGGAGCGGTCGGCCGGGGCGCTCGTAGGACTGCTCCTGGCCGGATTGGCGTTGCTGGAAGGTCGAAGTGAGAATCTGGCGGTCGCGCTGGAGACGCTCTTCGGTGTCCTTCGCGACGTGGGAGATCGGGGCGATCATGAGGACGGTGTCACGGGTCGTGAGCGCGCTCCCCATCGAGCCGTAGGAGCCGAAGGGCTCCATGCCCATCTGGGCGTCGTCCCGGGTGGCAACCTTCCAACCCTCGCTGCGCTTCATGTCGACCTTCTTCTTCGACACGTAGCGCGCGGTGAAGCCGGGCTTCAGGTTCCGCAGGTTCCAATGGCTGAAGTGGCGCCGGTAGGTGCCGATCACGCCCGGCTCGGTCTGGCCGTCCGGGTTCAGGGGTTTCACCCATTCGAGGGGAGCGCCGCCCTTCATGATGCCTTCTTCGTCGCCTTCTCGTAGGCTTCAAGCTGCGTGTCGAGGTCGACGCCCTTCGGGATCGCGCGCATCACCTTGATATTCTCGTCGCCGAACTCGAAGCCGGCAGACTTGAGCGCCTGCTGAACCTGCCGGTCCTCGTGAGTGATCTCCGTCTCGTCGCGCATCGGGGAGGTGCCGGGACGACCGAGGAAGGAGGGGGGCCGCGTGCGCTCTTCCTGCTCGCGCTGCGCTGCGACCTTCTGTTTCCGCTCTTCGAGGACCGGCATGAGTTGGTCGCTCCCGATCATGCCGTCGACCATCTTCTCGATGGTCTTCGGGTTGTGCTGGGCGATCTCGGGAAGGCTGGACATGGCCTTGGTGAAGTCGGCGGAGAAGTGCTCGTCCCAGGTGCCCTTGCCATAGCGGCTGTCGATGCGCTCGCGCTGGCCACGCTCGGCACCCTCGCGGGCTTCCTGCATCTGGATGGCGAAGTAGGGGCCCAGCTTGGCTTTGGCGAGTTCGTCGAACTTCGGGCCCAGCTTCTCGTTGAACCAACCGTCCGGGTCGGTGACGAGGCGGTCGAGTTCGGCGGGAGTCTTGATCTCGGGGGGCTTGGGAGGGGGCGGCGGTGTGTTGAGCTTGGTTTCGAGGGCGTTGATCTTGTCGCCGAGCGGCGCGACAGCGCGGGCAACCATGTTGCCGATCACCGTGCCGAGCTGGTTCATCGCCGCGGCTTGCTGATCGGGGGTCGGGCCCGGCTGGGGGGTGGGATCACCGGAGATCGGGCTACTGCCGGCCGGCATCCATCGGCTCCTCGTAGTCCATTACGTCCTCATGTTGCACAGGACGCGCGGATGTGTCAAGGCCCATGTTCGACATCATGTGGACAGCCAGCCTGGGCTGGTCCAGGAGGAGGTCCCAGAGCCGCAACGCAATCTGGTGTTGCAGGAGGTCACTGGGGCTGGCCCCCAGCAGGGCTCGGTACTCCAGGTCCCGCAAGCGGTGAACCACCTCCCGCAAGCGGACCAACGGGGAAGAGGCCAGCAGAGCCCGCACCTCCTGGAGGAGGTCCTCCCGGTCCGAGTTGCTGGGGTGGGGCTCCTTGTTGGGCGAGTCCTTGGAACTGCTGGATAAGTCCTTGGAGTGCTGCGCCATTCTGTCCGTTCTTGGCCTCCAGATCGAGGATCATATCACGCGCCTCCTCGAAGTCCGAAGCCTCAAGGAACTGCTGGTAGGTGCGGCCGAGGGTCTCGATCGTCTGGATGCAGGCTTGCTTGGTGAGCGGGCCGGCCTGGGGAGACTCGATCGCCTGGAGGAGGCGGAGGGCGGCGGCCGAGTAGGCATTGGTGACCTGGAAGGTCTGGATCGCCTGCTGCTGCTGGACCTGGGGCGACTCGGTCTCGGAGAGCGCATACATGTCGAACTCGATGTTGCCCGGGATCGTCTGATCCATCGGGAAGAGCCAGCTCTTGATGGTCGCCGTCTCCTCGGAGCCGAAGACGCGCTCGATCCGGCCATCCGGGCGGGTGTCGAAGAGCTGGTACAGGCTGGCGGTGTACTCGCCGGCCTTGGAGAGGCGTTCGCGGATCATCCGCACCGGGAGTGAGCCCATCTCGGCGCTCTGCTGCAACTGGCCGAGGTAGTTGGTGGCAGGGCTCGGGTGGCCGCCCGAGCGCGACTCCCGGCCGAGCAGCGGATCGTTCACGCCGGAGGCGCGCTCGTGGTAGGTCTGGAGCGCCTGGAGGAGGGCGATCTCGGGCATGACGCCCTTCTGGCCCTCGATGATCTTGATCGAGTCCATCGTATCGACCAAGACGCCCAAGCCCGGGGTGATCGGCTTCTGCTGGAGCTTGGAATCGGTCGTCATGTAGGGCATCGAGTTGGCGAGCGTCACGGCGTCGATCGCCTGATTGAACATGGTCGAGATGCCGCGCTGCATCCCCTCGCCGATCTTGCAGAGGCCGACACCGCGTGGGTAGCCGGTCTGCTTCTTGAAGTAGATGTCGAAGAACGGGTTGCCATCCGCCGTGATATAGGGGTTCGGCATCGCCCGAAAGACTTGCTTGCTATCCGGGTCGAATTCCACGATGATCGGGACACGGACCAGCTTGCCCGACACCTCGTCGCGTATGGTCGTCGCATCCTCCAGGCCGCGCACGCCAAGACGCTGAAGCTGCGGCCAGTCGAGCCATGCAGTCCGTTTGTCAAACGTGTGGCGCCGCGAGACGTTCAGATCGGGATCCACCCCTGCGCGCTGCTCCTTGAACGCCTGGATCTCAGCGCCCGGGGAGCCGTGGAGATGCGGATGGTTCTTGGTCTCCTTGACCGCTTCCTCCCGGTAGCCCGTCTCCGTCTGCGCCAGCCGCACCAGCTCGCCCCACGATACAAGGCTCTGTGTATAAACCTCGTCCGCTTCACGGACCGACTGGCCGGGTTCCCAGAGGATCTTCTCGGCAGGCCAGTGAACCCACTTTGGGCCTCGGTGGGTCACGACACGCTGCGGCTTCCCCCCACGGGGAAGCATCAGGTATCGCTCCTCCTCTTCCCAGGTGACCGCCAGAACTGAGCCGCCGATCTTGTTGTTCTCGTGGATCCAGTCGAGGACACACCAGAAGGTGTCGAACTCGTTGCGCGCGCTCCAGTTGAGGAAGCCCAGGATGTCGGCCAGATACCGCTTCTGGAAGTCGATGTTGTGGCTGTGGCCGGTCCAGATCGTGCGACGCTGGGACTGGATCAAGCTGAACTGACGGGAGGTCGAGGCGTCGACGCTCGTCATGATCACGGGCGCGACGATGTTCGAGGCGCCGTCCCACGGGAAGGTCTTCCGCTGCGTCTTGGGCTCGGCTTGGTACCACGACTCGTAGCGGCGGATATTCCTGAAGAAGACCCGGTGGATGTCCTCCAAGTCGCGGATCCGCTCAGTGAGAATGCCCCCGAGCTGGACGAACTGCTCGTCCGAGAGACGGAACGGTTTGATCCAGCTCGGGAGCGGCATCTCTACTTCTTGGCCTTCGGGGGCATCTGCGCGTGGAAGGTCGACGGGATCGCGTAGTCGTGCTCTTCGCCGATCTGGTCGTGGTGGTTCGCACCGTGGACCGCGAGGTTCTCGGGGACGTGATGGGCCTTCGGCATCGCGCCCGCGCGGCTCATCGGCTTGGTCGTCATGGCTGCGCCGGTCGGGCAGCCGCCACCCTTGCTCATTTCATTCTCCTCATTTCCCCATGTCGGGGTACTTCTTGTGGACCTTGGCACGGACCTGGGCGGCCACGGGCTTGCCCGAGGAGCGCGCCAGCGCGTTCGCGGCGTGGGAGCGGTCCGGGATCGGATAGGAGCCGGAGCCGGGAGCTTTGCTCGGGATCGCGAACTGCTTGCGCGAGAGTTCCCGTCGCGCGCGGGAGCCGAGCTTAGCCATGGGACATCCTCCGCTGCTGGCTCAGGCCAATCGCGATGGCCTGCTTCCGGGATGTGACCTTGGGACCCGTCTTCGAGCCCGAGTGGAGTTCGCCATGCTTGTACTCGTGCATGGTCTTCTCCATCTTGCCGCGAAGCTGCTCCTTGTGCGCGCGTGATTGGGGCATTCTACTTGCCCGCGCTCGGCGCCTGACCAAGGGCCTTCTTCGGAGGCGCCTCGCTCATCACCTTCTCGATCGTGTTGACGATAGCGACATCATCCTGGGTCAATGGTTGGCTCGCTACCGCCAATGCAGTGGCTTCGGGTTCGGGGATGATCGCCTCGGTGACGAGCCCCGTGGCTTCGAGGAGCAGGTTGTCGATCCAGCAGGGCTGGGCACTCGCCATCGGGTTCACCCCCATCGCGGGCTCGCCACGCTGCACAACCACGAAATGAGCCTGTCCACGAGGCCCGTTGAGCTGGAAGACGGGGGAGCCGGGGATGCGGGTGAAGCCGCCCTCGCGCTCGGCCTTGAACTCGGAGCGCACATCGACGAGCACGTACTCGCGCCCAGGCTGGCCGCCCGTGTCGCCGAGATCGTGAAGGCGGGGGATCTGGTCGGTCCACTCACGGCGGTCCTCACTGTGCATCGTCATGCTCCCGCGGCAGGTTGGGAGCCTTGCTCGGGTCCTGCGGCACGCGTTGGGCCACGTCCTTGTGTCGCATCATCACCATGTTGACGCCCACCTGGGCGTCGGTCGGCTGCCAGCCCTTCGACATCGCGTAGGCGACGTTCCTCGGGTGGACGAGCCGGTAGTCGTAGTTCGCGTCGTAGCCGCCGAGCGTCTGTTTGACGGACTCGGTTTCGCTTAGGTTGGGTTGCATGAAGGGGTGCATCAGTGGATCAACCTCTTGGCTGTGGAGATCGCCCGAGGCCGGATCCTGACCTCGATGTGATCGCCCTGGATGTAAGGCGGGAAGCCAGGGAGCGAGCAGAGGATGTCGGTCAATCGCTCCACCTCGTCGAAGCGGTCGATCGACTCATTGTAGTGTCGATCGCGGAGCACTTCCAGGATCTCGATCATCTCCTCCTCGGAGTCCACCCACCAGACGCGGTCGGGCTTAGTAGCCGGTGACTTCATCTCGACCCCCCTCATCGCTCTTCCGCCACTCGTCCATGGCGAGGGCGTACTCGCGCTCGTCGGGAGAAGCCGGGCGCGGGAGGACGCCCGGGTCCTGGTCGTAAGCGGCGGCATCCAGGATGTCACGGGTCTGGCCGTAGGGAAAGGACATGTACTCGTCCATCATCGGGCCGCGGATCGGCTCGTTCACGTACTCGAAGCCGTTCTGGAAGGAGTTGCGCTTGCCGAAGATGCGCTGGTCCTTGTCGCGGCCCTTGGTCAAGAGCGGCACGTAGCGGATCGTCATGCCGAACTCGCGTGGCCCCATGTACTTGAGCCAGGGCGCGTAGAGGATGCTGAAGTTCACTTCTTCGACCGCGATCCGGTCGGTGCCCCACTTCTGGAGCATCGCGAACATCTGACGCAGCTCGGTGACGGGCTCCTCCCTGCCGGCCCAGAGGTCGAGCCAGTAGCGGCGCCCCCAGGCGTCGATGCCCTTCATCACCATGGCGGTGCGGCTGGTCGGGTTGCGCTTGCGATCGGACTCCTTGGTGGGGGCCGGATCGACGAGCAGCACCTTGGTCAGATGGTTCAGGGGGACGAACTGGGGCGGCTCCTCGTCGAGATCCGGGTCGACCGTGATCGTGCGATCGAAGGAGGCGTCGTCGATCTTGAAGCCGAGCTGGCCCCACTCGTCAGGGACCACGTTGCCGGCGCGCACCCAGGTCGGCTGGAAGGCGAGGTCCTTGCCCGGCATCGGGTTGTTCTGCATCTGGCAGGAGAAGCTGACCGGGTTGCGCTCCTGCTCGCCAAGTAGGGAGGCGGTCGGCCAGCGCTCCTCCCAGATCGACTTCTGGCCCTCCAATGCGGAACGCCGATACAGCTTGAAGCCGTGCGTCTCGACGGCGTAGCGGTAGACATCGTCGAACGTCCAGCGCGTGCAGGGGATGAAGGCGTTCCAGCGCGCGGGCGTCGGGCCAATGTACTGGAGCGTGTCGAAGCGGTCCTTCGACGCCTGCATGACGATGCCGGAGTCGCGCGCCTCCTCGGAGATCAGGTCGTCGAGGTAGCACCAGTCCCAGTGGCCGCCCGTGTAGGCGCTGCTGTAGCCCATCGCTGTGAAGGTGGGCTCCGGGATGCCGGTCTTGGTGCGGATGAAGTTCATCTTCCGGCTCGACCAGACCCAATCCCTGGGCTTGGAGCGCGTGTCTTGGTGGCTGATGCCGGGCGGGATGATGTCCCCGTAGAGCGCGTGGAACATCGGGTTGCCAGCCACGATCGACTGGATGGCGAGGAACCAGGACTCGACGCGCTCGACCTTCTCGTTGATCACGATGATGGTCGTATTCGGGTCACGGCAGGCTTGCCAGAGGGCGCCGTTTCGTGTGAGGATGGTCGACTTGAGACTTGAGCGGGGGAGCTGCGCGATGAGGCGCCGCCAGCCGTCTTGGCCCCACTTCTCCATCATGGTGCAGACCGTCCGGTGGACGGGCGCGTACATGATGTCGCAGCCACCGATCGTGACGCAGAAGTCCCAGAAGTTCGCGTTCATGTGTTCGCGAACCGAGACGATCTGGTTCTGGGTCATCTCATGGGGACGGCCATCCGACTCGGCCATGTCCGTGAGGACCGGATGCTGGATGATGGCGTCGAGCGGATCAGGTGACGAAGTGGTCGTCGTCATCGAGAGAAGGGGCCGCCGGCTGGTTCTTGTTCAGGTCGATCAGTTCGCGCAGCTTGTCGCCCACGACCAGCGCGGCGTTCTGCGAATGGATACTGATCGACAGCTCGGGTCGGTCCTTCTCGAACTGGGCCTTGATGAACGGTTCCGCGAAGGCCCTCGCGGTGGTGACGCGCGTGCGGGAGTCAGGCTTGTCGAGGTCCTCTTCCAGCACTCGGAGCGCCTTGCCGAGCAGGAAGTCGGTCATGTGGGCGCGCTGCTGGAGGATCACCCGGCGGCGGTCCTTCCAGCGGGCGACATGCTCTTGGACGGCGGCCTTCTTTTCGAGGGCGCGAAGGCCATTGATGGTCAGGTCGAAGAGGGTGCAGATGTCGTCGGCGGAGGTGCCGTAGGCGAGTTCGCGGGCGACCGCCTCGTCGCGCATCGACAGCTCGACGGTCTCGCGCTCGCGCTGCTCTTCGTCGAAGGGGATGATGTCGGCCAACTGCGCGTCGCCTTCCGGCTTCTTGCCGGAAGCCCGGGAGAGCAAGGAGGAGTCGCGATCTTGGGGACCGACGGCCGTACTCTCCCGGGCCTTCTAGGACCTTCGAGCACCCACGGGGTACCACGTTGTCGAGACGATGTCCAGGGATTTCTTATCCGACGAGCGGAAGCGAGGAGGACAGGCCGGGAGAGCGAACCTGGGAAGGAGGCGGGATCGCTGCCCATCGGGAGGAAGGATGGCGAGCCTGCACTCGACTGTCTGGATTCCAGGATGGCTGCATCCCTGTGGATGCGCGTGTTGCTGTCTTGGGTGCCCCCAGCCGCCCTGGTTGGGGCCCCGCAAGGGGATGTTGAACAGCCCCCCGGCCTGCCCAACCGAATCATACCTGAGTCCCCCCGGGGAAACAACCCCTCCGATTCTCAGCCATATGGAGGACCCCCAGGGGACGAAGGTCTATGGATCCCAACCGATATGGAGAATCCTCGCTCGCTGGCGCTCGCTCGCGCCGCGACACACTTCTGTGTGGGGGGGTACACGGGGGTGTGTATGGGACACAAATCTGTTTCAACACACGAAAGTGTGGGCTACACTGAATCGTTGTCACATCATTCGTCGCTGTCGCATTCCTGGTCGCGCGCTGCGCTCGCCTCGCACCCGGCCTCCGCTGACAGCGATTCGGTGTATAGCAAGTTAGGGCGTGCTTTTGAATGTAGTAAACCTGTACCGAGTTTCACTGTATTCAATACCTCGCTAACCCGTTGATCTACAACACAAAAGAGCGTTTCGTCACTAAAAAGCGCGCCCCCTGTCTTACTCCCAGAATTCGGCCCTCATCTTTTCGTCATCGCGCGTTCATATATATGAATATATATAGAGATATATATCAGAGAGTAGAGAGAGAGCAGGCAACCCGAATCCGTTTTCCCCTTGTTTCGCGCACCTCTAGCGTCCAATTGAATACAGTGAAACCGGATACAGGTTTACTACCTTGAATCAGTCACTAACACTGAACAGTGTAGGATGAGAGCAACAAAAAGCCCTAATCCCGTGGGCTTGCACCCAGGAATTAGGGCTCTTGTCTTACTCCATCGTTTCAAGCTCCTCTTTAGAATTTCACCTCGTCGAGGCTTTGCACTTGGACGATGCCATACGCGCGCACCTTGTTGGCGCAATCCTTATAGTGAGCCGTTGTGCTTCCATTTATTCCGCCGACGCCGCCGTCCGAGACCCAGAACCGCTTGCCGGGTTGGAGACCCAACCAATCAAGCGCGGGACCGTCGACACCGTTGCCGCCACCCCACTGCTCGAACGTGCTGGGGTCGCGCGCCACTTTGCCGTCGGTTGCCACCAACCGAATCCCGTTGCGCTTATTGTATAGAATGATCCGCGCGTGCGCGTGCTTCCTGCAAAATTCGCGCGTCGCCTCGGCGACGGGTTCCATACTCCCGCTTTGGTCGATTGCAATTGCGATGCGCTCCGATCGTTGCTTATTTGTCTTTCGATTGAAAATCCGCCCGTCAAGCAAGCCGCGGAGCACGTTGACGGGTGTATGTCCCTCATCATGCGCGCTTCGCTTCGGACTAGCGCTCGGCATCATAGCCGCTTCGTGGTATCGAGGCGGATACCATAGGCCGTCTTTTGACTTCTGAATCTCAGGCGTCTTCGTCCCGTTGCCGTCGCCGCCCTCGGACGCACTCCGAAGCGAGTCGAGCACCCGCGCTAGTTCGGCCGCATTGGCGAGGTTCGCGCGGGCGGCCTCCAATCCACGATAGATTGCGTTGGCGATCCACGTTGGGACGAACTCAAGACCCGAGTCGGAGCCGTCGGATCTGTTTAGCAGTTCGTGCATGAAACGCGTCCCGCCCGCGGCTAGGATACACCCAGCTTTGTACCACGCCCCCGCTTCGATGAAATGTTGAAGCATCTCGATTTGATGCGAGAGACAGAGTGGGTGATCCACTTGCAATCCCGCGCGCTGTGCAACGAGCGTCTCGATCCTGAAATCCTCGGCTACCTTGTAAGATTCGACTGACACTTTCGCGCGTGCCGCGCTCTTCAACGGGTAGAGCGGGCTCCATTTCGCATGCGCCATTTCGTGGATTTGCTGCGCGCGCCCGTGGTCGATGCCGCAGTCTTTACAGGGTCCACGTCGGAATGGAACTTCCATCCGTCGCGTCGTGCGATCCACTTGCGGCATCGTTCCCTCCGACACCACGTAGCGTTTCGCATCGCGACGCGGGTCGGCGAGATCGGGATACGGTTTCGCGCGCCGCATCGTTTTCTTTCGTTCCATTTTCTTCAGTCCTCCGTTTACCTACGCTCTATCGCGTAGACGCTGCCGACCCCCGCTGGTGTCGCGGGGGCCGGTAGTGTCAGCGCATAAGCCTCTCTAATCTCGGGCGTCTCTCGGTCGGCCCGATACCGTTGGTTACTGTTGGTTACTAGTTGAGTCGACCCTTCGGAGCGATGCCCCCGAAGGCTTCGGCTTCGGCGCGGCTGATTCGAGCACCCTGCTCGAATGCCTCGGGCCCGACGCCCGGGTACCGCGAAGAGAAGCCGGTATGCTGCTCGACAGCCAATGTCGTCATTTCGTGCTCCGCACCAACCGCACCAACCGACTCCGTCTTGGGCTTGCCGATGCTTTCCCAGACCCGGACCTGAACGGCTAGCCCGCGCGACGTGAGCTTTTCGACGATGTCGGTCGCAATGGCCGCGATCGCGAGCAGCGCTTCTAGCTGATTCGGATCAAGAGTCTTGACCCGGTTCAGAAGATCCGGCAGAGCATCCGCGAGCGTTTCGTGTTTGGTTGACATGGTTACTCTGCTCCCGCGATCGAGATCGCCTCGGCAAGCGTCTCGGCCGCATCCCCGAAGCAAGCGCGCAGCGCGAGACCGAAGTCCGCGCCCGCTTCTCGCATCTGGGCCACGGCCAGCCATGCGCGGAACCCATGTTCCTCCCAAGTTTGTCGCGCCGCGTCGCGTAGGTCGGCCGGCAGCGCCTCGAAAGCGCCGTCGGACGGACTGTCAACGTGGAGCCGAATTGGGAAGCGGTCGAGCAGCGCGGGCGGAAGGCTCTTCGGATCCGCATTGGTAGTAGCCCAGCAAGAGAATCCGGGAGCGGGACGAACGATCTCGCCCGTGTGCGGAATCAGGATGCCCGCTGTCGCGCGCGAGTCGAGCCCCGCGAGCAGCATCGGGTACGTGTCGCTCCCACCCTGGTCGATCTCGTCGAACACGACGCGACCCCCGCAACGGTACGCTTGCAGGATGGGCCCAGGGGTGAAGACATACTCTAGTGTCCCCTGCGGTGCGCTCGGGATGAAATGGCCGCGGATCTCCGCCGCGGGCGTTTGGTCCGAGAGTGCGTAGGGGAATACACGTTGATCCGCGAGAAGCGCCAGATGTCGGGCGAGCCATGACTTGCCCGATCCCGGCCGACCCCAGAGCAGCACGTTGACACACGCTTTCGCCGCGACTGCCGCCACTTTGTTCAGGATCTCGTGTGCCGAGAGATCACCATAAGTTTCCATGATCATAGACTCCGTTATGAATGCGACTCGCAACCCAGCGAGTCGGAGCCCTAGGGCTCCCCTACACCATAGAGTGTAATAACACACTACAGCGTAGGGGAGCCCTAGCCTCCCCGGAGTTGAATGGAACGATGGAGAGATAACGCCACCCGTCGCTCGCGCTCGCCCCGCGCAGCATCGTCCAGAATGCGGGGGTCTTGGCGCGGGCGCTCCTCATCGGAGCCCGTCTCACACACGCCAGGGGTCCAAGCCGACCGGGGCATCGCCACTGGCGGGGGTGCGCGCGTAGGTGCGGGCATTGCGCCCGCTGGGTTGTACCGTCGTCTATGAAATCCTCTATGAATCCACCCGCCACTATACCCTCCCCTATCGGGCAAGTCACGAGAAATCTTTAGGTCCCGCTAAGAACCCTAGTTTCGCATACCCCAGGGGTGGCATCGGAATTGCACTACCCTCTGTAGGAAAATCTTTACACTATGCTGGAACGATGCTTCCACGACAGCGTCCAGATTCAGACAGCGTCCAGACTCTATACGCTGTTCTGTGTAACA